TTTGGTTAGCAAAGAGATACTAAAAGAAGACTATACAAACGATAAACTAGATGACATGTTTGCAGAATGGAGTAAAATAGTATTACGTATAAACGGGGCTTACGAGTCGGGGGTCTTTAATGCTGTCCCTAACTTTGCATGCCGCAAGTTCTGCCCTGTTCAATCATGTTCACATTGGGGAAAATAATGGCAAGAGATTATCAAAAAGAAAACGAATACAAGGCGCAGCCTGACCAAATTAAAAAACGTGTAGCTAGAAATAAAGCTAGACGAATGATGATAAAAGCTGGTAAAGTATCAAAGGGTGACGGTAAAGATGTAGATCATATCGTGCCTCTAAGTAAAGGTGGTTCAAACACACCAAGCAATATGAGAATTAGAAGTAAGAGTGCGAACAGTTCGTTCTCACGAAATACTGATGGATCGCTAAAGAGAAACGTTCCAACTAAAAAGTAATTATTCAGCGCAAGGCGTGAGTGCGTTAAAACCACGTCAGTTAACAATAAAAAGCCCTTTTCGCTTCTGTGTCATTTTTTATGTGTTAACACTGCAGTGTGTAGACGTGTCACTACCTCTCTCGGTGGCACGTCTATTTTTATTGATTAGGAGATTGCATTGGAAGTATACAAAGATAAAGCGCTCATCGTTAACACGAAGCGCCCACAACTTATTTTAGATAAGATACCTAAAAGTAAGATATTAAAAACTTACGATAATGGTGTCACACAAGTTGTAGTAAATTGGGGGTTAGACGAAGTGCTAACCTTATCAGACATGAAGGTTAAGAACCCACCTTCACCCATAACACGTGACTACAACTTTCCAGGTATACACACACCTTTTGACCACCAAAGAACAACCGCAGAGTTTTTATCTGCACACAAACGCGCCTACTGTTTATCTGAAGCAGGCACAGGCAAAACATCTGCAGTTATATGGGCGGCAGATTATTTAATGAATGTAGGTAAAATTAGACGCATGCTTGTAGTATGCCCTCTATCTATTATGCAAGCCGCATGGCAATCAGACTTTTTTAAAACTGCTATGCATAGATCTGTAGGTATTGCTCATGGCTCTGCTGAAAAAAGAAAGAAAGTATTTGCTGAAAATACAGACGTAGTTATTATTAATTACGATGGTATAGAAATTGTAGAGAAAGAAATCAAATCTGGCGGTTTTGATTTAATAGTTGTCGATGAGGCAAACTATGTCAAGACTGTCACGACACGTCGCTGGAAGTCATTAAACCGTGTTCTGACTCCTAACACATGGTTATGGCTTATGACAGGAACACCCGCTGCTCAATCACCAGCTGACGCATATGGACTGGCTAGACTTGTGAACCCCGCATCCGTCCCTAAATTTGCAGGAACGTTTAAGGATATGGTAATGCAAAAAGTTAGCCAGTTCACCTGGGTGCCTAGATTTAATGCTCAAGATATTGTATTTAAAACTCTTCAGCCCGCTATTCGTTACACTAAAGACGAATGCTTAGATTTACCCGATGTGTTATACACTACTCGTGAAGTCCCCTTAACTCCCCAACAAGAAAAGTATTATAAAAAGTTGAAGAGAGATATGTATATGGAAACTTCAGGTGAAGAAATTACAGTAGTTAACGCAGGTGTTATGCTCACTAAACTGTTACAAGTAAGTGCAGGATCAATATACTCTGATACAAGAGAAATTATAGAGTTTGATGTAAGCAATCGTATGACTGCCTTAAAAGAAATCATAGATGAAGCTAGCCACAAAGTTATAATATTTTGTCCGTTCCGCCACAGCATTGAAAAGATAATGGCTGAGTTACACAAAGACCACATAACTTGTGAGGCTATACATGGCGATGTATCTATGAATAAACGTACAGAGATATTCAAGAATTTTCAAGAATCAAAGAGTCCACAAGTATTAGTTATTCAACCACAAGCTGCATCACATGGCGTTACACTCCACGCAGCTAACGTAGTTGTATTTTGGTCACCTGTTATGTCTGTCGAAACATACATACAATGTTGCGCTCGTGTTGATCGTGCGGGACAAAAAAATAAGATGACCGTGGTCCACCTACAAGGTTCACCTGTCGAGCAAAAGATATATAAAATGCTTCAAAATAAAATTGATACCCACACCAAACTAGTTGATCTTTATAGAGAGGAATTTGATGATGCTTGATGAAGATAAAAAAGAAAAACAAAAAAAAGCCCACAAAAAGTGGAGAGAAAATAATAAAGATTATTATGTAGAATACCGTGCAAAACATCTGAAAGAAATGCTTGCTAATTCTATTAGATGGAAAAATAAATTTCCTGAACGCAGCGTGTTAGTTAGAACAAAATGTAGAGCTAAGAAATATAATATTGAGTTTGATATAGAAGAAACCGATATTGTAATACCTACAACATGTCCTGTATTAGGAATACCAATAATTCACACAGATGGAACTTCTAATAAAAAAGGCCCTAAACCAAATTCAGTTTCAATAGATAGGATTGATAATACAAAAGGTTATATAAAAGGCAACATTCGTATGATAAGCCACCAAGCTAACATTATGAAAAGTAGTGCATCACCTGAGGAGTTATTGCAGTTTGCTTTTTGGGTAATTTTAACGTATGGTCATTTAATAGAGGAGAGTATGCAACATGTTGATTAAATTAACAAATTTAGCTAAAGGATATGAAGGTCCTATATTGCTTAATACAGAACATATCATGTCAGTATTTACAACCACAAAAGAAGTAGATGGAGCATTTCAAACGGATACAGTTGTGTATAGCGTTACTAAAGAAGGTTGGACTGTAAAAGAATCTGTAGAGGAAGTATTTAAATTAATAAATAGTTTGACAAAGTAAATACATGTGCTATAATGTTATCCTTAATTATTGAAAGGAGAGAATGTGGAATTAGATGACAACAAGATAGAAAAGCTTATGCAAGCATCTGTCAATATGCGTGATAAGATTGAAAATTTAGAAAAAGAAATCACGGATATTAAAGTGCAGAAAGATAAAGTAGACATGGCACTTAACGAAGCATGCAGAACATTAAATGTTACTAGTTTAAAAACAAGTGTAGGCACATTATCAAGAACGTTAAAGACAAGATATTGGTCAAGCGATTGGCCACAAATGTATGATTTTATTTTAGAGAATAGATTACCTGAGTTCTTTGAAAAAAGATTAGTGCAATCAGCTATAAAAGAATACTTGGAACAGAATCCTGACAAGTCACCGCCAGGGTTACAAGCAACAAGTGAATACACAGTAAGAATAACTAAAAGTAGAGAAAATAAGGAGAATGTATGAGTACAGATATAGATGTATTTGGTAGCACCGCAGTAGCAACAGCATCAAGAAGAGATGATGGCTTTACAGCTAACATCACAGGAAGTTCTGTTACTGCTAAACGTATTTCTATACGTGGTAGTAAGTTTAGATTGATGGTTAATGGTAAAGAAATTGAGAAGTCTAATCAAGACGCACTTGATGTAGTTATAGTTAATGCATCACCACATGTTCACAGAATGTACTTTTCTAAATCATATGTAGCAGGTGAGAAGATGCCGCCACCATCATGTTGGTCTTCAGATAGCCAAGCGCCTGATCCTGCTGTTCCTGATGCACAAGCAACGTCATGTTTAGCATGCCCACAAAACATTAAGGGTTCAGGTCCATCAGGCACTAAAGCTTGTAGGTTCAGTAGACGTATTGCAGTTGTTCGCGCTGATGATATGAATGGTGATGTATATCAAATGACACTACCTGCTCAATCTATCTTTGGTAACGGTACAAAAGATCGTAAGCCTTTACATGAGTATACAGATTATGTTCGTGCTAATGGTCAAAACTTAATGTCTGTTGTATCACGCGTATCATTTGATGAAGACTCATCAAGCACTAAGATTGGCTTTAAACCAATCAGAGTTTTAAACGATGAAGAGTATGCAGTGTGTTCTGCTAAGTCAACTTCAGAAGAAGCTAAACGTGCTATTACATTATCAGTAAATGTAAACAAAGAAGAAGATGGTGAAGAGTTTGAGCAAAAGAAACAACAACCAATTGCTCGTCCTGCTGATCCACCTGCACCTAAGTTGGAAGAAGATATTCCTGAGCCAACTGTTCGTGCTAGTGAAAAACCTACACCTAAACCTGCACCTGCACCTAAAGCAGATCAAGGTGATGTAAGCCTAGATGATTTGGTATCTGATTGGACTACATAATGAGAGGATATTCACAAAATATTATTGAGGCTAACCATAAAGCTGCCGATACAACAGGTACGCTTTTGGGAAAGCTTTGCATAACATTAAAGTACCCTGCTAGTCAAGTAGCGAAAGAACTTCACGTTTCAAGACAAACGGTGTATGATTGGTTTTCTGGCAGAACAAAACCTTCTCGCCATTTAGAACCATCAGTTAAGGCGTTTTTAGATAAGTTACAAATCCAATAAACCATAATGCAAATGGTTAGTCTCCTTAAAGACTATTTAAAGACGGTACCGCTATCTACCGTTTGCATAAGATAGCACTAATATAAAACTTTATTTCGAGAGAATAATGCAGACAAGAGAATTTTTACAAAGTATATGGCCTGACAATGGATACTATTGCATTGTCGGAAAAGATCAAAAAAATATAATAACGCCAAAGTTTGTCAGCACTATCAATGAAGCAGTTAACGTAGCAACTAAATTATTAGAAGATAATCAAGACGTTTATTTTGCATGTTCATCATGGGTAGAAAATACAGAACGTAAAGCTGTTAACGCTAAAGAACAACGTATCTTTTGGTTAGATATTGATTGTGGCTTTGATGCTAAAAAGCGTAAGTGGAAAGATTATGAAACTAAAGATGCTGCCTTAGTAGCATTAAGAAATTTTACTGATACCACAGGGTTACCCGCTCCTACCATTGTCGATTCAGGTAATGGTATTCATTGTTATTGGCCTCTAACAGAACCTATAGATAAAGCTATATGGAAACCTGTTGCAGAGGGGCTTAAATTCTTATGTGTTAAACATGGCTTAAAAGCCGATGGGGCTTGTACCGCAGATATGGCTCGTATCTTACGCGTTCCTGGTACAAAGAACTTTAAAGATGAAGCTAAACCAATAGAAGTAACTGTATTAAATCAAGGGGTTGCAACACCTTTTGATGAGATTGCATCTTTAATACCAATTCATCTTTCCGATAAACCTAAAGCTAAACGTCCTTTAGACGAAGCAACTAAAGCTATACTAGGTAACAACTCTTCTAAGTTCATGAAGATCATTGAGCGTTGCCGTAAAGACGATGGTTGCCCCCAACTTATACATATTATAACTAAGCAATCTACTATAGAAGAACCTCTATGGAGATCAGGATTATCTATCGCTGCATACTGTGAAGATTCTGAAGCTGCTATACATAACATATCAAAACATCATCCTGATTACGATTATGCTAAAACAGAATCAAAGGCTAATGGTATTCCAGGACCACACACCTGTAAACAGTTTGAAGGATTAAGACCTGAAGGTTGTGAAGGATGTAAACACAAAGGTAAGATAACTTCTCCTATTGAATTAGGTAGGGTTGTGTTACGCGCTAAAGGTGTTGATAATGTTATTCAAGCAAGGTCTGAAGCACTAGGTGAAACTGTAACTTATCATGTGCCTGACTTTCCATTCCCTTACTTTCGTGGAAAAAACGGTGGGGTATATAAAACAATAGACAACGAAGAAGATGAAGGGGTATTAGTATACGACTATGATTTCTATTTAGTAGATATATTAAATGACAAAGACGCATCAGGTTTCTGTGCATGGTTTAAGATTCACCTTCCTCAAGATGGTGTGCAAGAATTTATAGCGCCACTAACACAGCTATTAGCCCGTGATGAAGCACGTAAAATTCTAGCTGCCAAAGGTATTGTTAGAAATGGTAAACGTTTAGATAATGTTATTGATTACATTATGGCAGTCATTGAGAATCAACAAAGACAAAAAGCTTCTACGCCTATGTATAAGCAGTATGGTTGGACTCAAGACTTTAAAAAGATACTTGTCGGTAATAGAGAGATCAGTGCATTTGGTATTAAGTTTGTTCCTGTATCAGATGACATAAAAGATATTAATCCTGCGTTAGGTAAAAAGGGTTCTTATGATCTTTGGAAGAAAGCTATATCTGTTTATGAAAGACCTGGCATGGAGTTACGAGCCTTTGGTTTCTTCTGTGCATTTGGTTCATTCCTTATGCCCTTCTTTAAATCAAAAGAAAAGTCAGCAGTAATTAATTTATATAACCCTGAATCAGGTCAAGGTAAATCAACCATCCTACAAGCTATGACTAGTGTGTATGGAAACCCTGCTATGAATGCAAATCTAATTCAACTATGGGGTGACACAGGTAACGCAGTTATTAATCGTATGGGCTACATGAATAATTTAGCTGCAGCAGTAGATGAGTTTACTAAAGTTACTGCAGATCAATTACATGACTACTTAAAGTTTATGACTACAGGTCGCGGTAAAAATCGTATGGATAGTAGCGGTAAGAATAAAGAACGTCATAACGATACGGTGTTCAATCTTATATCTGTAGTATCAAGTAACAAAGATTTTAGAACAGTTATCTTTTCAGAGAATGCTAAGGCATCAGGTGAAATGGCTAGGTTCTTACAAATAAGAATTGATGAAGATAAAACGTTAACTAAAGAAGAAGCTGACGAATACTTTGAACTACTTCCTGATAACTATGGACACGCAGTTGAGGTATACGCTCAATGGCTTATTGCAAATATAGATTCAGTTCAAGTTAAATTAAAAGAAACTCAAGTGTCTATTGATAAGGCTTGGAATATTACAGGTAGAGAACGTAAGTATTCTGCTACCCTAGCAGCTGTATTCTTAGGCGCTAAGATTGCTCGTGAATTAGGCATTCACAATATTGATCCTGTGCCTGTACAACTTGCAGTTAGAAAAGCCCTAGAAGTTTCACGAGAACAGCTTAAACATCAAGATTTTGATGCGATGGAAACCCTAACCGCCTTCTTACATGAAAACTTAAAGAACACATTGGTTATAAACAGCCAAATAGATTCTCGTTCAAATTTACAAGAAGCACCTTTATTGAAACCAATCAATGAGTTACGTGTCAGAATTGAGCCAGATAACAAGCTAATTTATATTCCATGCAGTATAATGCGACAACATCTAGATGATCTTGGAAACGTAGATTATGAAGATTTTGTAAAACAGTTAAAAGATAACAAAATATTACATCGTATGTCAGGAGAGAATAAGATCATGCATAAAGGATTAGACATTAGCGGTGGCAAACAACGTTGCTTGTGGATTGATAACTCTACATTCGAAGATATTAAAACTAATAACTTACCATTGGATATACCTAGAAATGTTAACTAACGGCGTAGATTACCAAATAAAATGGCCTGAGTTTAAACCAGGAACAAGTATCTTTATACCTGCAGTAAATACAGACGCTGCAATAGCTGCCATTACAAAAGAAAGTGAGCGCTTAGAATTTGAGTTCGCTCACAAAGTAGTAGTGGAAAACGGTATTATGGGTATTCGTGTTTGGCGGCTATAAACCGTATTTTTCTTCAATGGCATCTAGTGCTTTAGGATCAATATAAACACCATACACACTAGCATTTAAGTTTTTTTCACGAGTTTTCATTGAAGTGTTAATACCTTTAGTTGTTATAACATAAGGTTTGTCTGGGTTTTTTTCGTTGAAACGTTCAATTTTTTCATATATTTTATCTTCCATATCAGTATCACCATTTGATTTAGCC